GTTCAACTATTCGAGGGAGACTTTGATGGTGCTGTTGAAACTGCAAAAGAGGGGGTTCTTGAATTAGGAGAGGGTATGTTAAAACTTCACCCGTTAACAGCTATTACAATAGCACAAGCGAAGGCTTACAAAGAGTTAGGTATTGAGATTCTTAACGATGTCAAGGCTGCAATGGAGCTTGAGGATGCAATGAATGGTGTTAAGTTAGCCGAGCGTTCGTTAGGTGTTGAGAGAGCTAAAACACTTACATTAATTGCGGAGGCAAGGTTAGCAGCGGAGGACGAAACAAAGAGCGCGCAAGAAAGGGTTGTTGCTCTTAAGAAGGCGGCAGAGCTTGAAACCAATTTAACAGAAAAAGAGCTTGCCAATGCAAAGGAGAAGTTAAGAATTATTAGAGAACAAAACGCTCTTAGCAAATCAAACGAGGCAGCGTTACAAAACGAAGCAGATGCGGAGGCGGCACTAGCACAAGTCGAACTGGCTTCTTTGAATCTAAATAGAAGATTAAAGACAGAAATCAACTCCTTAGAACGTGAGATTGAAACGGAACGAATACAACGAGGGGCTGCGCAATCTGAGAGGTTAAAGAAAGAGGCTGCTGAATTACAAGCGTTAGCCGACCTTGAGTTTAAATTAGCGGATGAAGTTGCTGCTCACGAGGTTGAGATAGAACAACAACTAAAAGATTCTAAGATAGCCCTAATGGAAGAGGGCGAAGCAAAAGAGGTGGCATTAGCTAAACGAGCTTTAGAGCGTAGGCTTGAGGGAATCATGGGGGCAAGTAAGATGGAAATAGACCTTAGAGATAACCTTGAAATTGTCGGTCTTATGGAGGTTCAAGCGATTAGAGATAAGTACGCACTTGAACGTCTAGCTAAAAAGAAGGATGAAGATAACAAGCTACTAGAGCAAGAGAAGAAAATAGCCAATGCAAGAGTATCGGTAGCGCAATCATTGGGAAGTGTACTCGGCTCAATTGGCTCAATGATAAGCCAACAATCGAAAGAGGGCGTAATAGCCGCAAAGACATTGGCGGTTGCTCAAATAGCCATTGATACGGCGGTTGCAATTACGGGCGCAATAGCACAAGCTCAATCAGTACCTTATCCTGGAAACCTTGTTGCGATTGCTACGGGAGTAGCTGCGGTTGTTGCGGGTATCGCTTCGGCTGTAACAACTTTGAATACGGCTAATATTCCAGGAGGTTCTGCATCTGCACCTCCGAATGCATCTGCTGCCATAGCGGGTGCTACATCTGCACCATCATTCAATCCAGTAACGACCAACACCACAGAACTAGGAGGTACTGAACAAGCGGAGTTAGCACCTATTCAAGCATTTGTCGTTGAGACACAAATAACAGGAAGCCAAGAGAACGTGAACCAAATAGAAGGACAAGCTACTTTTGGCGGTCCTGAATAAACAAAATCAATAAATAACTATTTAATAGTATGGAAAAGTTCCCTTTAATAAACATGACAATTGACGACCACGAAGAAACGGGAGTTGATTTTATCGCATTAGTTGACACTCCTGCTATTGAGCGTGAATGGATGGCGTTTAACAAGCAAGAGCGAATAGAGTTCAAAGTTCAAGATGAAGAACAACGCCTTATTATGGGTGCTATCATGGTGGCAAACTTGCCTATTTATAGACGCGATGACCAACTAGGAGAGTACTATGTGCGCTTTGATTCTGACACTATCAAGAAGATAGTTCACAGATACTTTAAGAATGGTTACACGTCTAATGTCAACCTAGACCACACAACTAAAACGGATGGAGTTTACTTGGTTGAATCGTTCATCATTGACGAGCGCAAAAGAACGCCTGAAGGATTTGCAAAGTTGCCTAACGGCTCTTGGTTTGGAACGATGAAAGTTGATAACGATGAGGTTTGGGCAAAGGTTAAAGACGGGACGTTTAGGGGGTTTTCTATTGAAGGCATATTTACGGATGCTTCAGAAAAGGAACTAGATAAGAAGCTGATTGACCAAGTGATTAGGGTACTATCGGAATCCTAGTTTTAAACACAAACCTACACACCTTCACGGCTTTCTCTATTTAGTAGTATAAACGCTACTTATGGAAAAGACACTAAGAGAAAAAATTACTGCTAAACTTTCAGCAATCAAGAAGGTACTAGCGGAGGAAGAGACTCCTGAAGAATCAGTACAACTAGAAGACGTTAAGAAAGTTGACGGAACTATCCTAAGAATTGAGCCTAACATAGAAATAGGCGCAACCGTCCAAGTAATTGGAGAGGATGCTGAATTGATTGAAGCTCCAGACGGTGACCATGAACTAGAAAGCGGGGACGTTATCAAAACAGAAGGAGGAATCATTATCGAAATCATTGCAGTTGAGGGCGAGCCTGAAGCGGTTGTTGAGGAAGAAATGAGCGAAGAAGCTCCAGTTGTTGATGAAGCACCTAAAGGTTTGAACGTTGAGGAATTGACCAACAACGTAATGAACAAATTGAATGAGGCTATTGTAGCCAAAATCAATAACCTAAAGTTTGCTTCTGTAAAAGAAGTTGAGGCTTTGAAATCTGAGAATAAGGTTTTGAAAGAATCACTCACAGAAGTAATCGACCTAATGCAAAAATTCGCGGGTACTCCAGTAGAAGAGCCTAAGAAGAAAGCATACAACCCTTTCGCGGATAAAGAGCCTAGCAAGTTTGACTTTAGCAAGGTTCGTCAATCATTGAATAAGAACTAAAAAAATATAAGAAAATGAGTTTTAACGTATCATCCTTAACGGACTACACAGCGGAGAATCAGTTTGAGCTGATGACTGCTACCGTGCTAGGTGCAAAGATGATGTCTTTGGCTACCGTAGTACCAAACATTAAAGGAGCTTCTAAGCTACCTCAACTATCACAATCTGTTATCTTCCAAGATGACGCTTGCAGCTTTGCGGCTTCAGGTTCAACGGTGTTCACACAAAGAACATTGACTCCTGGAAAGGTTAAGATTAATGATTCATGGTGCCCTAAAGACCTTGAGCCGAAATATCTTTCTGCTGAAATGGCTGCGGGAGCACATCACGAATCAGTAACACCTGATTACGTGTGGCAAGCTATCATGGCTGAATACACTAAGCAAATTGCAAGAGATATTGATATTGCAATCTGGAAAGGTGAGGACGGAATCGGAGCAGGAAACAACGGACATTGGGATGGATTTGTAACCTTGCTTTCTTCAGGCACTACTGATGCGGATAGCGGTAACACTATCACTGACCTTGGAGATGCAACACAAGCCGTGTCTGCTCAGAAGTTGGTATATCAAGCGGCTGCGGTTGCAGGTCTTACTGAGTTCGATGACTTCAGAGTATTCGTTGGTTATGATGACTACGCTGCTTTAGTTACAGGATTGATGAACGCTGGTCTTACTTACGGAACATACCTTAACGGAATGGGCGGTGCTAATGTAGACCCTAACTCTTCTGATGGTCTTAGCTTCCCAGGAACAGGACTGCGAGTTATTCCAGTTGTTGGATTGAACGGAACAAACAAACTTTACGCTACAAGATTGAGCAATATGTTCATTGGAGTAGATGCTGAAGGAGACTTCAATTCTTTGGAGACTTGGTACTCACAAGATGACCGAGTTGTTAAACTAGCAATGGAGTTCAAAGTAGGATGTCAAGTTGCTTTCCCTGCGGAAGTAATCACCATCATACCGTAACATAAATAAAACGGGAGTGGCTTAACGGTCACTCCCTTAACCTATAAAAGACTATAAGATATGAGTTGTCCATTGACACAAGGATTTACACTAGATTGCAAGGATGCTATCGGTGGAATAAAGTCTGTTAGGTTTGCTTCGTTATCTGCATGGGAGTCATTAGACCCTGCTTATGCAACAGGTGCGGTAACCTTCGCTTCTGCTTCAGCGGTGTTCTACAAGTACGAACTTGACAAAGAGGAAAGTTCTATGAACGATGACCCTACTCCAGGAAGTAATAAAGGAACGTTGTACTATGTACCGGCTATTACTTTCATCCTTTCTAAATTGGATGTGACGAAACGAAACGAAATGCAACTATTGGCTAAGAATAGAGTTGTTGCAATTGTGGAAACACGAGAAGCGACTCCTACATATTGGGCTATTGGTGCAACTAATGGATTAGATTTAACTACGGGAGTTGGAGGTACGGGAGTAGCTGCGGCAGACCTTAACGGATATACAATGACCTTTTCAGGCTTAGAGCCTAACCCAATGGTTAATGTTTCTTCAGGAGACTTAGCTAGTATTACGAATTAAGTATCTGGTTGTTTTCATCATTAAGCCCTGTCTTCGGACGGGGTTTTTTGTTTGTGGCAACTTAGAAATAAACAAAAACGGAATAATACTATTTACTAATATAAAACACATTCAATGGCAACTACAATTACACCCGCAACTCTTACTGTAACAATCACGGAGTCTATTACTCTTGGAGGTATAGATAGAGGGCAAACACAAACGCTACTCGTTTCAAGCGTAACCGAAACAGACAATAGAATAGTAAACGTTGGAACGGCTGAAACTGATATTATTGGTTTTGGGTCTGCTAACGGACAAGGCTCATTCATTCGTACAGATGTTAAGTACATCCGAATATCAAACCTTGATGACACTAACTACGCTACCATCGGAGTTAGTAAAACGGGAGCTGACACGTTCTTCATCAAACTAGAGGCGGGTAAGTCTTTCATCATGGGTAACGATGACTTAGAAATTGATGCTTCTGGAGGTGCTTCAAGTGCTTTTGTTGAGGCTGATAACATTAGCGCAAAGGCTAACGGTGCTGCGGTTGACCTTAACGTATTTGTAGCATTGACTTGATACGAATAACACAAGATAGCGCAAACAACGTTGTAATAACGACAACTGAAAAAGGGAGTGCTAGTCATTACCTGTTTCAGTTCTTTTCGTTGTCTACTAACATCAATGCCTATTGCGTAGCCGATGACACTTCACCCTATCCGTTAAGGTACAACGCCTTTACGATTACAGACCAAGCAAGTCCAACTCCAACAGATGGAGAGGTAGATTTGGCAACGGGTGAATACAAGTACTTCGTTTACGCTAATTCGAGTTCTAGCAACTTAGACCCTGATGGATTGACATTACTAGAATCGGGAATGTGTCTTGTAAGTGGAACGGAACCAACAGTAACTGAATACGATAACACGGCAACATACACCGTATACAATGGCTAATAAAGGAGATAGAACATTTGTAATTGATTTAGCGGCTCATAACGTGCCACAATTCAAAGAAGAAAGGTCAAAGGATTGGATTATGTACGGAGTGGAAGCACCCTACAAAAACCGATATCCTGACTATCTTCTTGACCTATTCAATTCAAGCGCAAAGCACCACGCGATTGTTAAGGGCAAGACTGATTACATTGTAGGTAATGGCATTGGGGTACGTGATGACGGTTTAAATACAGAGAATGTAGCTAGATTAAACCAACTAATAAAGTACCCGAATGGTAAAGAAGACTTGAATACGCTTCTCTACAAGATGGCTCTTGATTTAGAGATATTCGGAGGCTTCGCTTTAGAGATTATAGGCAACCAAACAAGGGAAAAGATATCGGCTATCTATCACGCTGACTTTTCCAAGTACAGAAAGGCAAAGGATTTAGACGGGTACTATTACGCTGAAGACTGGAAAAAGACACAACCTGAAATTGAGTACATAGACGCGTTCGACCCTATGAAAGTAGGGGGTAAATCATTGCTTTACATCAAGTCATACCATCCACAAAGTCAAGCGTACCCATTACCAGGTTATCTTGGTTGCGTTCCATACATTGAGATGGATAAAGAGATAGCTAACTTCCATTTGAACTCGATTAAGAACGGGTTTATGGGTGGGACCATGATTAACTTCTTTAACGGTCAACCAACAGAAGAGGAACAATACGCAATTGAGCGTAAATTATACGACAAATTCGCGGGAAGTGACAACGCTAATAAGTTGGTGTTAAACTTCAATGATAGTAAAGAGCAAGGCGCGGAGATTATCGCTTTAAATGGCAATGATTTTGACAAGCGTTTTGATGTTCTAAACGACACGGTACAACAAGAGGTATTTTCAGGTCACAGAATCACAGACCCGCAACTATTCGGAATCAATCAAGAGGGAATCTTTGCTAGTCGTAATCAATTACGTGACGGCTACGAGTTATTCCAAAATACATACGTAAACGGGCGGCAACAATTCCTAGAAGAGGTATTGAACGGGTTAGCTGGAGTTCAAGGATTTGAGCAAAGGCTATACATTAAGCCAACTGAGCCGATAGGCGTAGGATTCAGCGAAGCTACGCGGGCAAGTGTTCTAACTACGGATGAGATTAGAATAGAGTTAGGATACGAGCCTTTAGCACAAGAGCAAAAAGTAGTTGAGCAGAAACTAGCAAAAGAAGATTTCGCGGTTGAGATGCGTTTGTGTAACCATTTTAGCGGTACGGGTTACGACTTAAACAAGTGGGAGATAGTAGGCGAAGGGCGAGAAGTTAGATTCAACTCACAAGAGCAATTAGAAGCCAACGAGTCACGACTAAAGAGATTCGGGTTTACATCTGAAGCCTTTGACTTTGCCGTTTTAGAAATCCTAAAGAAAACACCTACGGCAACGTGGGAAAGTATCGCGGCTCAACTTGAGACAACGATGGAAGAGGTGGTAACTGCTGTACAAAACTTACAGCAAGCTAACTACATGACCATCGGAACTGATGCCATAGCCGATAGTACTCAAAGAAGTGTTGAGATAACTAAACAAGGAAACTCAGCACTCGAAACGGCTGAGCCTTTAGAGGTTACTTTCAAAGTTGCATATCGCTACGTTAAAAGCGGGGAGGCTTCGGGGGCTGACGTGATACCAACGACAAGAGACTTCTGCAAAAGAATGGTTAACGAATCAAAGTCTAGGGTTTGGGACTCTGCACAAATACAACAAGTAGGAATGCAAGAGGATAGAAACGTTTGGTTAAGACGTGGAGGCTTCTGGACGAGAAAAGGAACTAACACAACCACGCCATATTGCCGACACGTATGGGAGCAAGTTGTAATTAAAGAGAAATAATGGCTAACGTTCTATTCATATCGGAAACATTCCTTAAACAGAATACTCAGGTTAGTGACAACGTGGATGTAAAGTACATTCGTGAGTCTATTCTTTGGGCGCAAGATACCGAGATTCAAACGGTGCTAGGGTCAACTCTTTACAACAAAATTAAAGATGAAATAGACGCCTCAACTTTGGCAGGTGTTTACAAGACATTAGTAGACGACTACATCCAAGTAACTCTTAAGCACTATGTAACGGCTGAATGCCTTGCAATGGCGCACTATAAGATAACAAACAAGGGTCTTCAAATACAGGACTCAGAACAGTCTTCACCCGCCTCAACTTCGGGCGTAAATTTCCTAGTTGAAAAGGAAACAAACAAGGCTGATTGGTACAAGCAAAGGTTAATCAACTATCTATGTGAGAATAGTTCTAGCTATCCCGAATACACTAATCCTGATGATGGAGTAGACGTAATACACCCGTCAAGAAATAACTTCAGAACGACCATCTATTTAGGTGGGTCATCAAGTCCTCAAAGTCTAAGAGAAAAATACAGAGATGTCTAAAGGAAACGAACGGAAATTAAAGAAATACCTTGCTAACTCTAAATCAAATACACGCGCAAATAGTAACCCTAGCGAACGCACACTTCCAAATAGCGGAGGTAGGGATGGGAACAATAGCGGAGCTTCAAGGGAAACCAGATAGGCTTTATCCTTTACTATGGCTATCTAACGAAGGCGGTTCGTTAGAAGATAACTACAAGGTTGACAATATTCGCTTGACTATGTTCGGGCGTGTTATCGCGGGTGAAGAAGGGCAAGACGATGACGCTTCAGAGATTGAGGTGTTATCAGATATGCAATTGATTCTACTTGACTTTCTGAACTACTTTCACCAACAACACGGGCAAGAGTATGTTACGGACAAGGCTGCAACATTAGAACACTTTACGGAACGAACGAACGATAGAACTGCGGGTTACTCTTGTGTCCTGGAGTTAAAGCAATTCTACGATTGGAACAAGTGCCAAATACCTCAAAGCGGTGCTAGTATTCCTCCAAGTGTTGACGGGTTAACACTATATGATTTCTGCGACCAATCGGTTATAGACAGATTAACGGCTCCACAGTTAGCTTGTTTGGATGCTGAATTTGGAGGTGCTGACGTAACTATACAAGTTGACGGCAACACAATTGCAACTACCGCAGCTGGCTCTACTTATGGCTTTAGGTCAAAAGATACTGCGGGAACAACGATAGGAACGATTGCAAACCCTTCTATAATTGCAGATACAACGATTAGAAACGATGCGGGGGATTGGACAGATACAGAATTAGCAGAAGGAACATACACATTAGGGTTTCAAAGGGTAATTGATTCAGATGGTTCAAATGTTGATACCGTTGATTATAAACCAATAGCTGACGGTGCTGTTTTTACTTGTACACCTTCCACAAATCCATCTTTAGCGGTTGCCTTAGATGTAGCTACAATTGAGTTTGGATCAACGTTAGCGATAACAGCAACGCCAACGGATATTACACCGACAAACTATTACGCCTTTACGGAGTGTAGCGCGGGTTCATTGACCAAGATAGGAAGTCAAGCGGGTAACGTGTTTGTGTGGGCGGTTGATTCTGTTCACGGTGCTAATACTATTTACGTTGTAGCTAATGACGGTTCTAGTTCAGCTTTGAATATCGGAGGTGAAGCGTTAACAGTTACTAGCGTTTATCTTAACAATGCTTTTGGCGGTGCTTTGGGTATTTGGTCAGCAACGAAAAGAAACGAAACCTTTGCAAGTCCTTTAGTCAGAACACGTAGAAGTTCAGATAATGACGAGGCTGATTTCACAGGCGTAACAGAAAGCCCAGAACGATTGAACGCGGCTGCAATTGCTTCTAACGCCTCACCCGCTTCACATGATGGCAGCACCTTTGCAACTTTTATAGGAGCTGTGAATGGATTTATTCAAGGGCTTTACGACCAAGCGGGTTCTGCTGATGCATTACAGACAACTACGGCAAGTCAGCCAAAGATTGCGACAACAGGAACAATCAACACCAATAGCGGCTATCCTTCATTGACCTTTGATGGTACGAATGATAACTTGCTTGTGTGGAGAAATACGATAGCACCCGCAGCATATCAAGGACTTAGCGATGCCATTACAATTGTAGCATGGGTTAAACCATCTAACGTAACGGGAACAAGTGGAGCAGCAATTGCACCTAAATTTACTATTTGCGAACTAAGGGTAAACGCTTCAGACTCTACGGTTAATGTTCCGTTTAGTTTTGGATTTGATAACAGTAGGTTGCATTGTGGTTTTACAGACAACTTAACAATAGGTGCGGAGGTAGTTACTTCAGATTGTACGTTTACGGCTGGAACGCTTTACATGGTAGCTGTTACAATTGACGGTGATACTGTTTCAATGTACCGTAACGGACTACTAGACTCAACTACAACACTAACAACTGCAACAGGAGATAGAAGCGTAGGAGCTTTGAATAGTTCTTTAGTCATTGGCTCACGCACAAGAGATGGAGGGCAAGCTGATAACGCTTATTTCGCGGGAGACATTAACGATGTGGCTATTTACAACTCAGCTTTAAGCACTACTCAAATCAAAGAGTTGAACGACTATTATCTAAGCTGATGTATCTAATCTTATCACATAAAGAAGCGGAAATTCGCAACCTGGAGGAGGCTGCAAGGTTGGATATTAAAGGCGGCTCTATTTACCGTTGGGCAATGATTGTAGGCGATGAATTAACAGCCATAGACGTTGAAGATGGTGATGGGTTAACGGGTGAAGAGGCGTTAGAATGTGTTGGTGAGCTGCCAGTTGGCTTCATAAAAAACTGGAATTAGTAATTAATGAGTTTAAAATGTCATACGATAAAATGCACAGCGTTACGGAATATGTGAATGAGATACTTATAGCAGGTACGGGAGTAGCTACATCTTTAGTTGCGTGGAAACAAGGTCAAAAAACGGCTAAGACAAGTCACCTAGACAACGTAGAAAAGGCTATTGAGATTTGGGAGAACACATCCATCAAGCTACAGGATAAGCTAATTAATGTAGAAACCGAGATTACATCGTTGAAAAAAAATCACGATGCCTGCGAAGAAAGTAAGCGAGTGTTGAGCGAAAAGGTTAATCAGTTAGAGAATACAATTCACAATATGATAGGCACTCCAGATAGACTACGACCAAAAAAAGGTAAATGAGAAACATTACTAAAATAATTGTTCATTGTACGGCTACTCCAGAAGGTAGAGATATAAGCGTAGAAACTATTAGGGGTTGGCACGTTAAAGAACGTGGATGGTCGGACATTGGTTACCATTGGGTAATCGGTTTAGATGGCTCAATAAACAAAGGACGCGATGAGTCTATTCCAGGCGCACACGCTAAGGGCCATAATTCAACGTCTGTTGGGGTTGTTTACGTTGGCGGGTGTGATGCTAACATGAAAGCAAAAGACACGCGTACAGAGGCGCAAAAAGAATCATTGCATTGCTTACTACAAGATTTGAAAGGTCGTTATCCTAACGCTGAAATAATAGGTCATAGGGATGTGTCAAGTAAAGAATGTCCTTCGTTTGATGCTAAGACAGAATACAAGGTAATCTAAATAACCGCGTCTCCATACGCCTTCATTCGATAGCAGAATAGCAGCCAATAGCTACGCGTCTTTCCTTGTTCAAAGTTGATTATTGTCCTGCGCGAAACACCGAACATTGCAGCCTTTTCACCGTGTGTAAAATTTTGCATTTGCAGTATAACCTCGTCAGCGTTGTTATCGAACTCAGTTTCAAATTGCAGTTTATATCCTTCTAAATCAGTCATTTAACCTGTGTAATTATTTTCACGTTTCATAGCCAATTGTTATAGGGCATTAAGTTCTAACACTCTATCTCTAACTTGTTTTTGGTTTTCTACACCATTATATTCTACATTTTCATACACAATAGGTATACACCCAAACCACAATCTATAAATATCCCAAGATTCCCCAAATGGACTTGTGTATTCATATTTGTAACGAAAACGCCCTATAACAATCGATAAAATCCATTGCTTAAATTGTGCTGATTTATTTGGTTCCTGTTCCATATTAAGGTTTTTATAAGTTTGAAAATGGTCAAATCTAAACACTATCTTTGAAGTGTGCAAATTAATTCACTCTTAACATGAAGATTGACACTAAAACAATATTGATTCTATCCTTAATAGCGGTTGTTATTGCGTTGATATTATTCAGGGGCTGCGATAAAAAACAGCCTAGCAGCGTTGATGTCAAGCTAATTTACGATTCAATTGAGCAAAGCATAATTTCAAAGCTACCTCCGCCCGATACTATCACGGTTATTGAAAAAAAAACGGTCACAAGATGGTTGCCAGGCGCAAAAGTCACAGACACGATTTACACGAATGGCGGGACTGTCTACGTTTACAATGACGCGCCAATAGATACAGCGGCTATTCTAAGCCACTATCTTACTGAAGCGGTCACATATACCGACACAATAAGAGATAGTTCATTACAAGCCGTTATTCAAGATACTATCTTCAGGAATAAGATAGTAGGTCGCGGTTTCACTTATAAGATACTTCGACCATTAGCATCGACCACCACCATCTACGATAGGTTTCAGTTGATTGCATCATTCCAAGCAGGTGGAGGTATGAGTTATGCCAACACGCCTCAATCACTTGTGGCAGGTGTTGACTTGGGTTTGAAGTTCAAGTCAGGTACTTACTTCTCAGTAGGCTACATGGCAGGAAGTGGACACTTCGTAACGGTCAGGGCAGGTCAGGTTATTCGGTTAAAACGTAGATAATTCAAAAATAATTGCCTCAGGTGTTGCGCGTGTCGTTATTTGTATATATATTTGTTTAACCAATAACGGTTTAACTAAAAACAACAAAATGAAAATTCTAACAGTATCAACAGATGTAAAGATTTGTAAAAAATGCAAGACACCTAACGCGCCACATCAAGGAATAGTTAGAGAATGTTGTTTGTATTGTAACGCAAACATTTAAAAAACACGGGGCGAGGCATCCTACACCTCAATAAATAAATAAACAGACATGGCAAAGAAAATACCAAAATGCGAGATTAAAGATTTACAAGTAGGCGAATCATTCCTTGTTAAATGCACCGATGAAATGGTCGCTAAACAGGAAATGAGAACGTTCATCTGGAATCGAATACGATTATCGAGAGTTAAGAATAAGCTAGTTGGTTGGAATCTATCAGCTAAGTACTCGAAGGACGACAAGTCGTTTGTCGTAATGCGATTAAACTAAAAACAGTAAACATGAAAACAAAAGTAAACGAGATTAAAGGCGAAAATGAAATTAAGTTCCCTTGTTTGATGAGGGGGACTCAATCTTCAATTATAATACTAGCTACTGAACAACGGCTCGATGGTGGTTTTATTGGTACTAAAATATGTGGTGACGGTTGTTCTGAGGATGGAGTGTATTCTCGTGACTGGTCTGATAAATTTAGGCCATTCAAAGGCACAATAACGCTATCAAACGCCTAAAAAAAGAGCCGCGACAACTAAGCCGCGACCCCTAACTAAACAACAACGAAAAACAAATCTAATGGAAATTACAGACTTTGTGAAATTGATTCAAGATAATTGTTTCAATCCACTTTCAAGACTAGCAGCACAACACGTTCAGTCACTACTCAACCAGGATTGCGGGATTAAAGAGATTGAGGTAGGTGCTGAGGTATTCGAGG